GAGCGGCACCGCATGCCGCTGGTCCAGGTCGCCAGCAACAGCGAAGCGCAGTCGAAGGACCTATTGAGGGTCGCCAATGGACTGTTCGGCCGGCATGCTCGTGAGTACTACCGGATCGACTGCGGTGAGACCCGCACGATCGTCGAGGACGATGATTTCGGTGGCCGGCTGGAGGTGCTCACCAGTTCGGAGCGCACCGCTGAAGGCGACCCGGCCACATTCATCTTTCTCAATGAGACCCACCACATGACCGAGAGCAACGGTGGGCACCGGATCGCCCGGGTGGCGCGGCGCAACGTCGGCAAGTCCCCGGCCGAGTTGCAGGCCCGGGTGTGCGATGCCACGAACGCGCACGAGCAGGGCAGCGACTCGATCGGGGAGCGGGCCTATGAGGCCTGGCAGAAGCAGGTGTCCGGCAAGTACCCGAACCTGCGCCACGACATCCTGTATGACTCGATCGAGGCGCCACCGGACACCGACCTGTACGACGACGAGTCGCGCCGCGCCGGCCTGGCCGCCGCGTACATGGACTCGCCATGGTCGGACCTGGAGCGCCTCGACGGCGAGGTGCTCGACCCGGAGACGAGCCTCGCCGACTCGATCCGGTACTACCTCAACGGGCTGGCCACCCGCGAGGACGCGTGGATCGACCCGCGCAAGTTCGACGCGCTGACGCGGGCCGGGACCGTCATCGCCGACCGCGAGCAGGTTGCCCTGTTCCTGGACTGCTCGAAATCCGGTGACTCGACCGCTCTGGTGGCCTGCCGGATCTCCGACGGCTACGTGTTCGTGCTCGGTGTGTGGCAGCGTCCGCACGGTGACCGCGGCAAAGGTTGGTTGGCACCGCGGCACGAGGTCGACGTGCAGGTGCGTACCGCCTTCGAGCGCTGGGCGATCGTGTGGTTCGGTGTCGACCCGTCGCCGGCCCGTGACGACGAGGACGAGCACAACTATTGGATGCCGCTGGTCGACGCCTGGCATCGGGACTTCCATCGCAAGCTGAAGGTGTGGGCGACCGGCGGGGCGAAGCGTGGGCACAGCGTGCTGTTCGACATGCGGGTCAAGATGCCGGGTGGAGCGGAGCGGAACCGGATGTTCACGGCGGCCGCGGAGCAGGCCGCGGCGGACATCGACGAGCACGGCACGTTGACACACGACGGATCGGCGATCCTGCGCATGCACGTGCACAACGCGCGACGTCGCACCAACCCGTGGGGTGTCTCGCTCGGCAAGGAAACTCGCGACTCGAAGAAGCTCGTCGATGCCGCGGTGTCCATGGTGGGTGCTCGGATGGGTAGGCGGATCGCGTTGAACAGCGGCAAGGTCAAGCAGCAACGGCGGACGGGAAGGGCGGTTTTCTAGGTGCCACTGTCCGAGGACGCGGCTGTTGAGCGGGCGCAGGAGATGATGGAGCGGCACCGTTCCGAGCGTGCCGAGCTGGATGTGTTGCGCCGGTACTGGACCGGGCGGCAACGGTTTCCCGCGGTCATTCCGAATGACGCGCCGGCCGAGGTGCGTGAGATGGCCCGGGTCGCCCGGGTCAACATCTGTGACATCGTGGTCAACTCGCTGACACAGGCGCTGTTCGTCGATGGCTTCCGGGCGCGCGACGAATCGACCGGTGACGATGTCACGGTGTCCGTGTGGAGCGCGTGGCTGGCCAACCGGATGAACAAGCACCAGGCCGGCCTGCATCGGGCCACCATCGCCTACGGCACTGGGTACACGGTGGTTACCCCTGGCGACCCGGTGCCGGTGATCCGGGCTGTGTCACCGCGGATGCTCACCGCGGTCTACGGTGCCGATCCGGACTGGCCACGCTTTGCCCTTGAGAAGCGCCCGACCGCCGGAGACTGGCGCCTGTACGACGATTCCGCGGTGTACACGTTGCGGATGGAGCGCGACCGATTTGCAGTTGCCGCGATCGATGAGCATGGCTTGCCATACACTCCCGTGGTTCGCTACCAGGACGCGCAGGATCTCGACCTGGACGATGACGCCATAACCGAGGCGCCCGGCCGCGTGGGTGGCGCCGCGACCACCACCATCGTGTGTGGACAGATAGCGCCGCTGATGACGTTGCAGGACCAGATCAACCTGACGTCGTTCTCACTCAAAGCCGCGGAGTGGTACTCGGCGTTCCGGCAGCGCTGGATCGTAGGCTGGACCCCGGCGAGCGACGAGATCAAGATGAAGGCTGCCGCGTCACAGATGTGGACCTTCGACGAGGTGCCCGATGACGTCCAGCTCGGCGAGTTCGCACAGACCGTGCTCGACGGGTACCTGCGCTCCCGCGAGGCCTCAGTCAAGTACGCGGCCACCCTGAGCCAGACGCCCGTACACGAGCTCGTCGGCGAACTGGTGAACCTGTCCGCTGAGGCGCTGGCCGCGGCCGAGGCCGGCAAGGATCGCAAGGTCGACGAGCGCAAGACCGGTTTCGGCGAGTCGCACGAGCAGACCTTTCAGACCGTGGGCGCGCTCATGGACATCGAGGTGCCGGATGACGCCCAGGTGATCTGGCGGGACACATCGGCTCGCGCGTTCGGTGCCATTGTGGACGGACTCGGCAAGCTGGCGCAGATGCTCGGCATCCCGCCGCAGGAGCTCTGGGATCGCGTCCCCGGCGCCACGCAGCAGGATGTCCGCCGCTGGCGGGCCGCGGCCGAGTCCGGGGACCTGATAGCCGGTCTCAACTCGCTCATGGGGCAGGGCGGGGCGGGTGACGGCGGCTCAGGCGCGGGCGCTGACGCTGGCGCACAGGCGTAACCTCGCCGCGCTCACGTCCGTCGTCGGTCGCCAGGTGCGCTCGATCACCGTGGCCGCGGACCTGGCCGCGATCGAGGATTGGTGGCTGGCCGGCGCCGGTCAGCGTGTCGAGCTAGTCGTCACGGCCGGGCATCGAGCCGCGGTGACGCTGGCCGCGCGGTACCTGCGCGCGCATGCGGACGCGTCCGGCGCCACGGTGGACCCGTTGCCGGCGCGTCTGGATGTCGAGAGGATGCGCGGCTCGCTGTTCGTGAGCTCGGTCGGAGCGTTCCTGGACAACCTGCGGGTCTCGCAGTCCCAGCCGGCCGCGGCGCGGGTGATGACGTCGCGGCTGGTCGCCTCGGCGCATCGGCTCGTGCTGGCCGGAGAGCGGGACACGGTGACTGGCACGTTCCTGGCGGGGCGGTAGATGCCCGTCGCAGGGTTCCGGCGGGTGACGTCCGGCTCGCCCTGCGCGTTCTGTTCGATGCTGGCCAGCCGGGGCGCCGTCTACTCGCGTCGCGGCGCCGACTTCCAAGCGCACGACGGATGCTCGTGCTCACCGGAACCGGTATGGGAGCACGAGCCAGAGCCACCCGAGGTCGTCGAGTTGCAGCGTCAGTGGCGCGAGGTGACCGCCGGCAAGTCCGGCAAGGACGCGTTGCGCGCCTGGCGTCGGCACGTCGAGTCGGGCGGGCTCGCTCGGCCACCGACCGCCGTTCCGCTTACCCCTGCGACCGGCGTTGACGCGCTGGCGGCCGCGCCACGGAGCCTGATGCGCCCCGAGTCGTTGTCATCGGAGGAGTTCAGTTTCCTGCGACAGTACAAGGGGACGGCGTTTGTCAATATCAATGAGGCATTGCGACGCGTGCGTGGCGACCTGCCACGCACGTTCGGATTCGAGTTCCATCGCGAACTTACCGGCGAGATCGACAAGGTGATGCGTCGCTCGCGTCTCACGTCCGACGTGCGGGTGAAGCGCGGCATCAAGGATGGCCGGAAGGTCTTCGGCGCGCGTTGGGACGGATCGCTGGTCGGTGCCGAGTGGACAGAGCACAGCTACCTGTCTACTTCGGCGGATGGTCAGATAGCCGAGACGTTCGGGGGCCCGGATGGCGCTGTGCTGGACATCCTGCTACCCCGGGGCACCGGGGCGATCGAGCTGTCCGACTCCCGGTACGAGGCTGAGCTGTTGACTCAGCGCGGGTTACGGTTACGGGTAGTGGCGGACACAGGCCCCGGTCCGGGCCGAGTGATAGAAGTGGAGGCCATCCGGTGACACAGGCGGACCGCGGGCGCGCACGCGATCGCATGACGATGGATTACCCGATAGAGCTCGATCGGGAACCGGAAGAGTCCACACTGGACGATGAAGAGGACTCCGGCGAGAACGAGTCGGAGGAACAGTAACGGTCCACATAGGACCGGTAACGGAGAGGATCCGGAAATGGCAGAGGACACCACCGGTACCGACAACAAAGGCACCGGGACCACCGCGACGTTCAGCCAGGCCGACGTGGATCGCATCGTGCGGGAGCGACTGGCACGCGAGCGGGAGAAGTTCAGCGACTACGACGATCTCAAGGCGAGAGCTGCCGAGGGCGACAAGAACAAAACGGCACTTGAGAGGGTGCTGGAGAAGGTATCCGGCTTGGAGGAGCGGGCCACGAAGGCCGAGCGCGCCGCTCTGCGCTCCGAGGTGGCGACCGCAAAGAAGCTGCCGGCTTGGATGGCGAAGCGCCTGACTGGCGATACGCGCGAAGCACTGGAGTCGGACGCGGACGAAATGCTCGCCGCACTCAAGGCCGAGGCCGGGGAGGGCAAAGGCACCGAAGGTGACGGCGACAAGGCCGGGGAGGGCAAGGGCACCGAAGACGACAAGGGCGCCGGGGGTACCGGGGGCAAGGGCACCGGGGAAGGCAAGGGCACTGAAGGCGACAAGGACAAGGGCGCTGGGGACGGGCGCAAGTCGTTGCCGCCGTCCGGGCGCCCCACGGAGCGGCTCACCAGCGGTGCCGCGCCGAGCACGACGGGGGACAAAACCCCGGCACAGATGGCGGAAGAGATTCTCAAGTCCGGTTTCTGACCTGCGATGGTGATAGCCATCGCCAACCAGTCCACAAGGGAGTAGACAGCGATGGCTGTTCTTACCGCGCAAGGCATTTCGGCGCTTGCGATCGAACTGCTCACGCGTACGCTCGTGCTGCCGATGACCGTGTCCCGCATATCGGGCGCGGAGTTCGCCGGCAGCAACGGCGACACGATCACTGTCCGGGTGCCACAGCCGTCCACGGCGCGTGTGCAGGCGACGCCCGGCGCGACCATCACCTACGACGACGTTGACGAGGTGCCGGTGAACGTCACGATGACGCACCTGTACCACGCGAAGCTCGTCTCTGACGAAGAGCTGTCGATGTCCCTTGAGGACTTCGGCCGGCAGATCACCCGGGTCCAGGTCGCCGCGGTCGCAACCGAGGCGGAAGACCTGCTCGGCACCGCCATGAACGACCTCGACGCGGACGGCACCATCGACGCGGACGGCGGCAACATCGAGGCCATCATCCTGGAGGCGCGTGAGACGCTGGGACGTAACGACGTTCCGGCCGACAATCGGTTCCTGGCCGTGTCGCCGGAGGTCGCCACGTTCGTTCTCGGGCTGCCCAACCTGTCTGACGTGGATAAGGCCGGCAACGCGTCCGCGCTGCGCGACGCCGTTATCGGTCGGTACCGCGGTTTCACCGTGGTCGAGTCCAACGGCCTGACCGCCGGCCGGGCAGTGGCGTACCACCGTTCCGGGTTCGCGTTCGCCAACCGCGTTCCGGTGGTGCCCCGTGG